ATGTTTGGTTTTACTTCCTTCGCTGTAGCACCGTTTGCGGCGCTGTCGGGCTTCACCCTGCAGCCGGCGCTGTTCACGAACACGAACACGTTCTACAGCCCAACAGTCGCGCCCGGAGCGGTGACACTCGCCCCGGCACTGTTCACGAACACGAACACGTTCTACAGCCCGACGGTTGCGCCCGGAACGGTAACACTTACCCCCGCGCTGTTCACGAACACGAACACGTTCTACAGCCCGACAGTCACGGGCGGCGTAGTCACACTGCTGCCGGCGCTGTTCGTCAACACGAACACGTTCTACAGCCCGACAGTCGCGCCCGGAGCGGTGACACTGTTGCCGGCGCTCCTCGTCAACACGAACACGTTCTACAGCGCCACGGTGACGCCCGGCGCGATCACACTGCTGCCGGCGCTGTTCACGAACACGAACACGTTCTACAGCCCGACAGTCGCCTCCGCGTACACGATCGCCCCCGCGCTGTTCGTCAACACGAACACGTTCTACACGGCGGCCCTAAGCTATGATCAAGTCATAGAACCGGCCCTGTTCGTCAACACGAACGCGTTCTACAACACGTTTGCCTACCTGTACCCGTTCCACCCGAACGACGTGCGCCCCGGAGGCAGCAGCGTCGTCCCGGGTCCGCGCGGGCCTATGCCGCCAGCGCCGAACGCGGCGCGCGGTGCCATGCCCCTATCTACATCTGTACGACAACCGATGCCCTTCCAGTAGAGTTTACACAGCGAGCGATCTTTGGTATGTTGCGACTGCCAGAAATGTTCGCCCGCCGTGGCAAGCTGCTGCCCTGATACAGCGAGCACAATGACATGGCCTATTCCAACACGGTATCGCAGACGGTGTTTACGACGCAGCGCGTTATCGATAACGCCGTGCGCCGCTGCCGTGTGCCTGCGGAACAGATCACGGCCGAGACGATCAGCATCGCCAACGACATGCTGTACCTGCTGCTGTCGGACCTCGCCAATCAGGGCGTGCCGCTGTGGTGCATCCAGAAGTGCATCTTCCCGCTGTACGAGGGCACGCCGACGATTACGACCTACACGGGCACGGTCGACCTGCTCAACACCAACCTGCGCTCACTGCAAGAGGTGACCGGCACCAACACCGACACCTCGACGAGCCGCACAGTGAACTTCGGCAGCGCCTCCGCCGCCACCGCAGTCAGCACGGTGGGCATCCTCTGGTCCGCCGCAGCCGTCCCCGTATCGCTGCAGCGCAGCATTGACAACGTGACGTGGACCATCATTCAGAACGAAGACCAGACCGCCGCCGCCGGCCAATGGACGTGGTTCGACCTGAACAGCAGCGTCGCCACCCAATACTTCCGCGTCGTGGCCATCACCGGCACGCTCGGTTTCAGCCAGATCTACCTCGGCAACACGCCGACCGAGATCCCCATGGCGCGCATGAACCGCGACGATTACACCAACCTGCCGAACAAGACGTTCCAGTCGAACCGGCCCCTCCAGTTCTGGCTCGACCGTCAGGCGCAGTCGCCGGTGCTGAACCTGTGGCCCGTGCCGAACGCGCAGGCCACCGTCTATCAGGTCGTCACGTGGATCCAGCGGCACATCATGGACGTCGGCACCATGGCGCAGGAAGTGGAAGTGCCGCAGCGCTGGTACGAGGCTATCGTGTCCATGCTGGCCGCCAAGATGGCGATGGAGATGATCGAGGTCGACCCGCAGATCCTCCCGATGCTCGACAGCAAGGCCGCGCAGGCGCTGGCGATCGCGCAGGCCGAGGAACGCGACAACTCGCCGATGATGATCGCTCCCAACATCTCACCGTACACGAGGTAGCCCCATGCCGGTCTTTCTCGACACCCGAGGCAAGAGCACGCTTGGCATCGGCATCTGCGGCCGGTGCAGCCGCAAGATGAGCCTCGACGACCTGTACCCAGACCCGAACTACCCGGGGCTGCGCGTCTGCAAGGACGACATCGACCAGTACGACCCGTACCGTCTGCCCGCCCGGCAGCCGGAAGTTATCGCTCTCCAGTTTCCGCGACCGGACACCCCCCTCGCGCCATGAACACCCGAGGAGTGCTCCCCTCGGGCTGTGGCAGCGCTGGCGGTGCTTTATCCCCCCGCCGCCGGCGCTGTTCTACTGAAGGATGAAAGATGATTGAACAACTGATCAGCCGGGTCTTCTATGCCCGCAACGTCGCCCACTTCGAGCACTGGCGCGCTACCGGCACGGGCAGCTTCGCCAAGCATAAGGCGCTGGGCACCTTCTACGACAACGTCATCGACGCCATCGACGACCTCGTGGAGGCGTATCAGGGCGCGTTCGACCTGATCGGCAACATCCCGGGACCGGAGACGCCGAAGGGCGACGTCCTGAAGCTGCTCGAGGCCGACGCCGCGTGGATCGAGGAGAACCACGAGGGCATCTGTCAGGGCAACCGCGCCGTGGCCAACCTGATCGACACGCTGACGGGCGTCTACCTGTCGGCGATCTACAAACTCCGCAACCTCAAGTAACGGAACTCGACATGGCCGAAATCGACGAAACCAAAGCACGCCTTCAGACCCACGAGGAAGTGTGTGCGATACGCTACGACGGTCTGTGCGCTAGGTTGAAACGCTTGGAGAATGTCGGGCTTACTGTGGCCGGGGCGATCATCATGCTGCTTCTCGGCATCATCGTAAAAATGAACTGATGAGCATCGTTCTCGGCCCTCGCTCGCTGTCACGCTTGCAAGATGTGCATCCTGATCTGGTGCGTGTCGTCAAGCGCGCAGCGGCGCTGTCTGACTTAGATTTTACGGTGCTGGAGGGACGGCGGACGCTGGAGCGCCAGAAGGTGTTGCTCAAGAACGGCGCCACCAAGACGCTGAACTCTCGCCACTTGACCGGCCACGCCGTCGATCTTGCGCCCATGCTGGGCGATACGGTATCTTGGGACTGGCCGCTGTATCATCGGTTGGCCAAGATTGTGAAGGCCGCTGCGGTGGCCGAAAATGTCTCGCTCACTTGGGGCGGCGACTGGCGCACTTTCAAGGACGGCCCGCACTGGGAACTACCTTGGAAGCAATACCCGAAAGGAACTTGAACATGTCTATCGTAAACTTCGCTCTGAACCGCCTGAAAGAACCATCGACCTACGCGGGCCTATCGGGTCTGGCGCTGGCCTTCGGCATCTCCAGCGACCTCTATGCCGCTGCATCGTCGGCTGTTGCTGCCGTTGCTGGTCTGGTCGCCGTCGTCTTGGTAGAACGCGCCAAGTGATCAAGTTCCTGTCGTCCCTGCTGGCGCTGATCGAGCGGGCGTTTGCCTACTTCGATATGGAGCGCTGGAAGCAGCAGGGACGACAGGAAGCCATAGAGGAGGCGGCTGATGTTGTGCAGCACCAGATCGAACTGGGCGAGGCGGCTGTCGCTGTGCCTGACCCTCTGCGCGATGAGCGGCTGCGCAACCGTTTCGACCGCGCCCCTTGATAGCTATTGTGCGATCGCTCGACCCATCAGCTATGATACCACTCGGGACACGGCAGAGACGGTGGCAGCGATAGAGATCCACAACAGCCAGTGGGTGTGCCTGTGCGAATTAGATTGCCCCGCTGGCAAGTCGCTCCAAAAGTGATATAAGGACGGCCCATGGCTACCACGATGACCTTTGAGACCCTGAAGCAGGACGTGCAGCGCTATCTTGAGCGCGGCGCGACCTACGCCTCGGACCCGGTCGTCTACGAGCAGATCCCGCGCCTGATCAATCTGGCGGAGCGGCGGATTGCGCGCGAGCTGAAGATCCAAGGCTTCATCGCGGTGGTGTCCGACACCATGGTCCCCGGCCAGTCGGTGTACGCAAAGCCCGACCGCTGGCGCGACACGGTCAGCATCAACATCGGCACAGGCACCAGCAACGCCAACCGCACCGCTCTCTTCACGCGCGTCTACGAGTACCTGCGTTCGTATTGGCCGAACGAAAGTCTGACGGCGACGCCGCTGTTCTACTCGGACTACAACTATTCGAACTGGCTTTTCGCCCCCACGCCGGATGAGGCGTACCCCTTCGAGGTGCTGTATTACGAGCTGCCACCGCTGCTTGACGACAGCATCCAGACGAACTGGCTGACAGAATACGCTCCACAGCTCCTGCTGTATGGCGCGTTGCTCGAGGCGACCCCGTTCCTGAAGAACGACGAGCGCATCGGCACGTGGCAGCAGTACTACGATCGCGCCGCTGCGATGCTCAACGGCGAAGATCTGGCGAAGATCCTCGACCGCGCATCAGTCCGCAAGGAGGCATAAGTGAGCTACACATCCGTTTTCGGTGGCACTACGATATACCCCTCGGACGTGTCCTACCTGTCGATTGCCCTCAGCGTCGACACGCCGCTTGAGTGGCCCCTCGAAAGTTCGGGAACCGAAGCCCCGGCTGCGCGTATCATTGATGTCGACCCAACGGCCTCCGGCTTCAGCATAGAGCTGCCGGACGCCACGCTGACCGGCGCCGGCCAGACGATCCTGTTCAATAACATCGACGGCGCGTACAGCTTTTACGTCAAGGACTTTGCCGGTAACACGCTGGCCACCGTGGCCTTCGGTGAGCAGTGGCAAATCTATCTGGCCGCCACCACGACCGCCGCCGGCACGTGGCGCGTATTCCGCTACGGCGCCTCGACCGCGACGGTGCAGGCGTCCGCTCTGGCAGGCTTCGGCCTGACTGTCACCGGCTCGACGCTGTCGCAGTCGCTGCCCGTCAC